GCTGATGGTTGCCCTTCGCGAAGCGAAGGACATACCTGGAATGCTCAAGACGACTGCAGGTAACTTTCGTGACCTGTATCTCGCCATGGGTGGTTCCAAATCCAGTCAGCTTATGCACCCTAAGTCTGTAGCAGACTCATTTCTCAACCACCACTTTGGGTGGGTCCCCTTTATCAAAGATTTACGTCAATTTCATGACGTATTTCAGAATTCCGAAAAGTATATCGACCAAATAAGTCGAGATAATAATCGGTGGATAAAGCGGGTGAGAGTAATGGAGACGACAGAAAAGGAGACACTTGTTTCTAAAGGAGGCATCACCGGGGCTGTTTCACCCTGGATTGGTGCCCCTCCTTGGAACATGTGTCGTTCCCAAAATGTCCCAGGAATTGGTAATACGATGGCCAATTGGACCATATCCGAGCAGTTACAAACTCGAGTATGGGCGATGGGTCAGTTTCGTTATTACCGTCCTGAGTTTGACTTGAGTAACCCTGACTATTCCAGTCAGTGGAACGATCTCCAAAGAAGACTTCTCCTCTATGGAGCTCGCATCTCTCCGTCAAACGTCTGGAAATCGACGCCGTGGACATGGCTCATTGATTGGTTTTCAAACATCGGGGATCATATTGACCTCGTGAATGATATAGCAATCGATGGGATCGTGTCCAAGTACATGTACGTAATGAGGCACTCTGTCCGTAGATTCATCCTGCGAAGCACGATGTACTACTGGCAGTCCTCATTAACCCTTGATTGGATTCGATACGTTGAAACCAAACAACGGCAGCGTGCATGGACTCCTTATGGGTTTAATCTGTTTGGCAAGGATCTTTCCGCCAAACAATGGGCAATATTGGGTGCTCTTGGAATCTCCAAGAACATTCCGATGCGCCCTTAACGTCCACTTCCTAGTAATGGTCTGAGACCGGACAACTCTGGCCATGAGGTGGTTAACCGTCCATACTTCTGGAGGTCTTCCAATGGCTTTTGCCGATCCCCAATCCGTAACAATTAACTCTGTTGCACAGTCGATGCCAAGGATTCAAACCCTTGACAACGGCTCCAAAACCATCTACCAAAAGGCAGATGGAACTTGGAAGTTAACAATCTCTCACAAAGTTGCCGGCTCCCCAAAAACGGGTCAGCGGGTTAACTCTATGGTGAGAATTGACCAAATCTCGATTGTCGCAGATCCGTTGACAGCTGTCAACGATTTTGAGACTCTCAGTTTTTGGCTTGTGTTTGACCGGCCTATGGCTGGTTTCACACAGACTCAGTGCGAACAGATTGCAGCCGGGCTTAAGACCTGGCTGGATAACACTGCTATCGGTAAGTTGTTTGGGAGGGAATCTTAATGCCCTCAAAAACTACAACCCGATCAAGTAAGGTCGAAACCTTTCTCTTCTGGGCTGCTTTTACTCAACAATTAGCGGCTCTTGTTCTTGGTACCGTGCAACAAGTGCGCGATTCTAAGAAAACTTTAGAGAAACCGGACGAATCCGACTTGGATTTTAATCCGGGGCCTCAATGAGCATTGAGTGTTATCAGTTACGGGTTGCCCCCGTAATTTCAGGGGGGAGGCACA